CTCGTTGACGTAAACAAACTTTGGTTTCTTGAGCAGCGTGCTACCCGTGACGTCGGAAGCGTAGTAGATCCACATGTAGTCGTGCCCCCCTTTCTCGACGTCTTCGATGTCGCCGATCGTCTCGGCTGGATACGTCTGCCCAGCCCCTGCGTTTGGGTTGGCGATGAATTTGTAGGCGAGGTTCCATGGGCCGCTGCCCTTGTCCTCATCCCACTCGTGCGAGCCAGAGCATCCAATGAATAGAACCTCGCCAGCCTTGAACGTGCGGAACTCGGCGTCATTCACTGCGCCGGTGAGCTGGGCCACCGTCTTGATATAGGCGCTGGTAATGTAGGAATGAGGGACGTCGTAATTCTCTGACCACTGGAGCTGTGGGACAACGATGTCCACGCCGGCCACCGAGCTGCCGTCGACGCCGATGGCCTTATTCATGGCCGGTGGCGACGTGCCGAATGCGGTCTCGTTGCGAGCCTGCGTGATGTGCTTCGTGCCACCCGAGGTGTCGAACGATCGCGAGCGATGCAAGGGGTCGGGCTTCTCCTCATCCTCGGCCCCGTCCTTGGTGTATTGCACCGAGAGCTGCCACGCCTCATCGCCAAGATAGGAGAGAGAGTAGCTCTCCACCATGAGCTGCATGCCGGGAGCGCCGGGGTACTGCCAATACGATCCAGAGATCGTGGAATTGATGTCGGCATGGACTGCGACATCGTCGGTGGAGCCAAAGATCTTGTAGCTCTTGACGTATGTGGATTGAGATTTCTTCCCCAGCCTGACGATTGACGCCGACCGACTCGCACCATCCTCGACCCATGTGAAAGCGGTCATGCGGACACCCTATCCTCTTCCTGCTTCTTCAATGTTTCGTGGATGGCCTTGAGTGTCTCAAGTTGTTTCTCTGTGGTCGTCGTCGCCCCAAAGCCCATGCCAGCGCCACTGGCACTGAACGACCCGATTACCTCTGCGGTTTTCCCGAGAGGCGTGGCTGCGACGTCTGCGGCGGTTTGCTCGGTGGCCTTCTTCTTTGCGTCTGTGTCTTGGTCTGCGATCGCTCTCGCCTTGTCGACCTCAAGAGCTTGGTTGTCGATGCTCTCGGTCAATCGGTCGAGGCTCTCTGCCGATGCACCAGCGGCCCGCAGACGCTCGACCTCGGCATAGAGATCACGTAGGTCCTCCGTCGTCTTGGCGCTGCCGACTGTGCCTTCCACCGCCATTGCGTCTTTGTTGGCGGCGAGCTCGGATCGCTTGCCCTCGACTGCGGCATCGGCTGCGGCCACGCCTTCTTGCCTACTGTCGGCACGGGCCTTGGTGCGGTCGGCCCTGTCTTGGCGATCCTGCGAGTTGGCGTCCTCGGCTGCGCCGATCCTGTCGTCGGATTCTTTTCTATTCTGTTTGTTTTCTTTGGCTGCCTTGGCAGTGCGTCCAGCGATGCCAGGTCTCGCAGCTTCTCGCTCAACCGCTCTGGCTTCGTTCTTGTTTTTGACTGCCTCCACTCGTTTCTCGGTATCTTTTGCTCCCGAGAGAAACCCAGTCACGCGAATCCACGCTATCTGGATATTGGCGACCAGATTGTCAAACGCCGCCATGATTCCGTTGACGATGTTATCGATCGCCCCCATCATCACAGCCCCTGCCGTATTGGTGAGTGCTGCGAGCGTCGTCCAAAGAGAATCCCATGTCGTGACTATCGCCGTCCCCACATCTCCGAATATGTTCTGGAGTCCCTCGATCCATGGATCGACGTAACTCATGATCGCAGCCATGCCACGCAGAAACCCTGCGGTGAGGCCGAGCCAGAGCATCGTGGCCGCACCTGCCAGATCGCCCGAACTGATGGCGTCAGAGATGCCGCCGAAGGTGCTGACCGCTGTGGCCTTGAGATCGCCAAAGACGACGCTGGCATCTGCCACGACGCCGGAGAATGCTGTAGAGATCGAGCTGCCTGCGGTGCTGGCGAGGTCAGCCACAGGGGCCAGAGCGCCAGAGATGCTGCCACCGAACGAATAGAACAGCGCCCCAGCCCCAGCCACCGCCGCAGTCAGGAGCAGGAATGGAGCCAGCGGTAGGAGCCATGCCGCAGCCATCGCAGCGGTGCTGGCGATCGTGCCGGCTAGCGACATCGCGACGCCTCCGAGATACGTTCCCATCCCAGCCAGACAGCCCGCCGCCCATGTGGCGACGCCAGCCGCTGCCGAGGAGACCCACGCCATAGCCATCGTGGCTGTGCTGGTCACAGTCGCACCGAGGGCCACAGCCAGGCTCGCCACATAGGTTCCAATCGACCCTGCGGTCGCGATCGCAAATGCAGCAGTCGCAGGCAATAGGTTTGTGAGCCACGCACCCGCCATGAGGGCCGTGCCGACCACCGTCTCGGCCACAGCCATAGCGATGGCTGCGATATACGTGCCGATCCCGACGGCCACGCCAGCGACGAACGTGCCAATCGCCGTTGCTATCCCACTGAGCCACGCAGCGGCCATCGTGGCAGTCGCCACTACAGTCTCGGCCACAGCCATGGCGATGGCCCCGATGTAGGCCCCGATCGACGCTGCGGCCTGCACGGCAAACGCTGCGATCGGTTTGGCCGCACTGGTCGCCCAGGCTGCGCCGACCTTGGCCGCCATCGATATAGCATTGGTCGCCGGTGCTGCGATCGCGGCGAGGTCCTTGATCAACGACTTGCCAAAACCCATCCCGAACTTAGCGAGGCTCTGGGCAACAGGCCCGAGGAATGCAGCGGAGATCCTCGCAGCCGATGCGACGGCGCTAGCAGACGTCGTCGCCGCCGATGCCGCAAACCCTGCGAGGCTTTGAGACGCAGACACGCCAAACGAGATGACGGCAGAGGATGCAGACAGCGACGCCTTGGCGACCACTCCGAATCCACTCAAGGCAGCCGAGCCGATGGTAGAGAGTGGCCCGATCGCCAGACGGGCCGCAGTACCCAAGACGCCGAGAGCCTTGCCCGCGATCGTGATCGGCGACATAAGCAGGCTGAATACTTGCACCAACCCAGTCACGCCTCTGGTCAGGCCCAGCATCGCGTTGCCGAACGCCGACAGTGCGACGCCAGTGGCAAAGATGCCCGCCGAAACCTTGAGTGCCATTTGCACGAGGTCTTTGTTCTTGTCGAGATAGCGAGCGATCGCCGCTGCGTTGATCGTCAGGATCTTGGCAATCTCTGTCAGGCTCGGAGCCAGTGCGGAGCCGATGGCATTGGAGATCGCACCCACGGCCCGATGCATACTCGTAAGGGCAGACCCAAACGCATTGGCACTCTTGGCACTGTCGGTGCTCATCACGATCCCCAGCTCTTCGGCCTTGCGGGCCATCTCGTCGAGGCCAGCCGTGCCGTCTGCGATCATCGGCAGGAGTTGCACGCCTGCCTTGCCAAAGAGCTGCATAGCCAGAGCTGCCCGAACAGCAGGATCGGGGATCGCCGCGAGGGCTCCGACGATGGCTCGGAATCGCTCCTCTGGGCTCATCCCACTGATCTGTGCCATTGAGAGGCCGAGGCGGGCAAATGCCGCAGTCGCCTCCTTACTTCCGCTGGATGCCTCGGCAAATGATCGGTTGAGATTGATCACACCCTTGGAGACATCTTCAAGCGTGGCTCCATTTTGCTCGGCTGCGAAACCGAGTCGGCCCAGAGCCTCTACGCTCATGCCGGTGCGCTTGCTCATATCGAGCAGGGCAGATCCAGCCGTTCCAAATGCCACAGTCGCAGCGATCATGCCACCAGCAGCAGCGCCACCGATGGCTGCGAACTTGGCCCCGATTCCAGCCAGCTCGCGGCCCACGTCATTCACCGATGTGGCGAGGCCACGCATCGCAGAATTGAAAGCCTTTGTGTCGGCTCCCACTTCTACGAATACTTTGCCAGCTCTGACTGCTCCTGCGCTCATGGGACTTTCTTCGCGTTGGGTCCAAAGAGCGCCGCTATTTCAGCGGCAGTCGCTTGGCGAGGAGGAGGTTTTTTGGCAAAGGGGTGGTATTTGTAAACGTCTGCGGCAGGCTTGCCCTTCTCGCGATTCATGTTGGCCTGTTGGCACAGGAGGTTGGCCGTATGCCACCAGTCATTCTCTAGGCGACCGTCACGAGCGAGGACGAGCTGTCGATAGGTCCACTCTCCGGGGTGGACTCCGAGGATTCCGGCAGCTTCCCAGATGCAATCCCAGACACTGCGGCGTCCACGTCCAGCGACTCCATCTGCGTCATCGCGGTCTTCAGGATTTTTGCCGTCATCAGCTCGAACTTTGCGGCCATGGCTGCGACCATTTTTCGCAGCCGGAGCGGGAAAAAATCCACGATCTCGCTTTCCAGCGCCCTCGCTGCATCCTCAAGGGATTCGCCTCGGAGTCCATCTAGGAATTGTTCTTTGGTCAAATTCTTTTCCGCGATCTGGGCGATCAGCAGGGCAGCCAACACCTCGCCGAGCTTTGCGAAACTCGACCGAATCACTGCGAGGGTCTGATGGATCGTGCCAATGTCCACCAGATCAAATGGCGTGGGCTTCTTGACCTTGCGAGTGCTGCCATCAGCGAGCGTCTCGTCTGTCTCGACGTCCACGCTGACGAGGTCACGCACCCGCAGGGCAGAGGCCACCGTGAGGGCGATAAGCCATGGGCGGCCTTGGTCATCCTTAAATTCTTTCATCGCAAACCATCCTTTGTAATCTTGAGCTCAACCGTAAATGCCACCACATCGTCCAATGGATCAGTCTCTCCGACGTTGGTCACGATGGCCGGGAACGACCACCCACCAGCGCCACCGCTGACTGTGACCTGTGCGCCAGACTCCATCGCTGTGATCATCGCGACGGAGTC